AGAGAGTCTGATTTTTCTTTAGTTGCAAAATAGTCATTGACAGCACCCAGCATTTTGCGACGTGTTCCAAAGCGACCATCATTAACACCATTAGGAAGCTTCAAGTCTCTAACTTGAAACCCGTCACTCGCAGGGTCAGAACCTAGACTAAAGCCTGAGAATGAGCTACTTAGATATCCAGTACCTGCGAACTCATTAGGCTGATTGGGGATACAGACGTAAGGTGGTAAGTTATGACGTGGGCCAAACTCATGTGCAACCACTGAACCAATGGAAGGATATTGGAGTGCTGGACTAGGTCTATAGCCAGTAAACATATTATGTGTGCCTCGTTCATGCGCTGCCTCTCCATGTGTCATACTGCGAATGATGGAAATCTTATCCATTAGCTTAGCAGTGTTTTTCATCATCTCATTAAGTCTGATTCCGGGAACATTTGTCTCAATGCTAGCCATTGGGCCTCTATACTCTAACGGAGACAGCGGTTTAGGATCAAATGTTTCCTGATGCGCAGAACCGCCGGGCAGATAAATATAGATAACAGACTTTGCTGGCCCCTCTACGCTCTCGTAAAACTTTTGGTCTGCTTGGGCTTTTCTGATTCTAAAAAAATCTGATAAACCTAATCCTATTCCTCCTGCCATTCCGACATGTATAAAAGAACGGCGAGCAATATTGTTTCCTCTACATTTCATTTCAATTTTCCTTTAACTAGGGCCTTGATCTTCATCTGGCTCTGGAGCTTCTAATACTTGGTATTTTCCGGGGTTGTCTTTTTTCCAGCTTGGAGGCTTATATACAGTGTGCTTCTTCTTTTTCTTTTGTTCTTTACGCACATCTTTTGTGAGATAATCATCCACTGCTTTTAGGAATTCATTTTTATTCATATTCTTACCATGCCTTACAAGACCAGTATCTTGCCTTCCATTTTGGACCGGGGTTATCACAGTTGTGTCTAGCTCTAAAACTCTTCCTTCTCTCCGGTATGTTCTTTTTGATTTTCATATTAGGATCACCAAAGTTGACCTTAACTACATTACCTTTTTCATTCTTAACATAGACAGATCTTTTCTTTGGCCCGTCTGGTGTTCTAAACGGTTTATTGAGAGTAACTTTTCTACCTTGATACTCAGCCCCTTTAGCATCTTCCCCTTTATGCGACTTGTACCATTTTCTAAACTCTTCTTCATTCTTTCCGGGAATATAAAGAACAGTTCCGTCTCCGGTCTTTTTAGTATGGACATTGTCACTCAAGTCGTCGAACTTTTTCGCAAACTTCATAGCGGCTTCTTTGCTTGTGAACACATGGTCTTCCATTGGTCCTGCCTTATGAGCCTTAGATCCTCTTACAGGAATTAGTATTCGACCATCTTTTCTGTAAACGCCTCTTCTTCTGAAGGTGTACATTTCACCTGTCTTGGGATCTTGATATTTATAACCAGCATATACCTTTTTATAATTGGGCCCTTTTGTGGTTACAGTCTTCATATACTCTTCGTGATTTTTACCCGGCATATAGATAGTCTTACCGTCATCAGTCTTATGTGTATGAATGTCGTCTAGCCCGAGCTCTTTGGCTCTTTTCATTGCTTCTCCGGGGTTCGTGAACACATCCTCATTGCCTTCGCCCATTGAATACTTCTTTTTCATACCGGCAGAGCTTTTTCTAGGATGTCCTTTTGGGAGAAGGTCATTGTCTTGTTTGTAGCCAGAGTTTTTAGGCCTTCCATTTCTTAATAGGTACAAGAAAGCATTGACTCTTGCTATGGCCCATCCATGACGACTCATCTTTGGCGCATGGCTAGTTGAGTAAGCGCCAGCGCCTCTTCTATAAACTGCTTTTAGCGCTCCGAGCGTTGCCTTAGAACCTTTGTCTTTAGCATTATGTTCTTTGACTTTATTAGACAGCTGCTGTGTTACCTCTTTGCTGAACTTGATACTTTTGTTTGGCTTCTTAGCGCTATCGGGCTTATTCTTTTTAGAGCCTTTCTTTTGGTCTTTTTTAGGAGCAGGAGTTCTTCTAGGGTCTCTAGGTGCGCTCTGAGCTTTTTTGAGCTCCTTTTGGCTTGGACGCCCTTCTTTCTCCGTCTTAGCAGGTTTATAATTCTTGCCCTCTCTAAGCTTCTTCCTTCTTATATTCTCCCACAAGCCGGGACGGTTTGCGGCAACGTCCCACTCTTCGGTTTCTTCTCCAAAGTCAATGTAGTCAGATTCCTCAGGGATAACAAAGTTAGCCTCAGTAAGCTCCTCTGTAAACCCTTCCTCGTTTAAGTGATCTCCTACAGCTTGTAAATACTTATTATCTTTCATTATAAAATTACCTTAGCTTCACCTTCTAGTAAATATCTTGGACGACCGCCATTATCAACACGCTGAATTGCTGTGTCAATACCAAAGTGGTCAAACAAAGTTGCCTGTAAATCGAGAGGCCCTACAGGTTTTTCAATTGGATTATAGGATCTGTCAGCAGCACCAATCGTTCTTCCGGACTCATATTCTCCACCTGCCATAAGCATAGGGGTAATTGCAGGCCAATGGTCTCTACCTGCATTTGCATTAAACTTAGTTCTACCAAACTCTCCGGTTACAACCAGAAGAACCTTCTCACTCATCCCTCTGTCTTGTATATCTTGCAAGAAGCCTGCTAGAGCCTTATCCAAAGGAGGGACTTTTCCTTGCATTGCCTTAGATATATTGCTATGCATATCCCATCCACCATAATGAAGGGTTATGAATCGTGTTCCATTTTCTGCAAGTCTTCGAGCCAAGATAAGCTGTTCGCCAATATCCTTAGCTTTTGTAGACCCATAAAGAGCTTTCGTTGCTTCGCTTTCTTTTTCTACAGCAAAAGCCTCTTTAGCGGAACCTAGGATAACATCATAAGCCTGACCTTTGTAAAACTGTACTGACTCAGCTCCTTTGCTGGAAACTCTTGCAGCATCTAATCCTGCGAGTAGTTCTTTTCTTGTTGAGAACCTATCGAGTTCAACTCTTGGTGTGAGGTTATCTTTATTGGAAGGATCAAATGGTTTAAATGCTCCACCCAGCCAAGCGCCCTCATCTCCTTCAATCTTACCTTGCTTAACATAAGTAGGCACTCCATTACTAGAGTGATTTGCACCATAAATGGCTGAGACTATAGACCCAAAAGAGGGGTATTTTGCAATAGATGTTGTACTTCTTTCGGGATTGTAATGTCCTGTCATCATAAAGTGCGTCCCCTGTCTGTGAGACGAGTCTTTATGACTGAAAGAATTGACTATACTTAGCTTTGAAGTATGTTTTGCAAGTTCTACCCAGTCTGCGCCTAAAGTGATGTTGGTCTTGGCGTCATGTATAGCGCCATTTACAGGCTGCCATTCTGAAGGGACAGTGTCGTTAGGGGCGTGGAAGGTTTCAAATTGCGTTGGGCCACCTCCTAGCCATACCCAGACTACGGTTTTATCTTTATAACTAGTAAAATCCTGCGATCCTAGAGCAAAGTCAGACAGTCCCACTGCCGACATACCTGCTCCAATAGAACCTATTCTTAAAAAATTCCTTCTGTCAAATATAAAATCAATCATAGCAAACTCCGAAAAATGTGAAAGTCTACATAAATATACACTAAAAGTCGTCTACTAGTGTCCCAACTGAGTATTCAGTAACCCTTGTTTCAAAAAAGTTTTTGCACTTTTCTAGGTCGATTATCTCGCTCATCCAAGGGAACGGGTTTTTTGTGTCTTCATAAGGACTTGGTAGATTAAGGTTTTCTAACCTTCTGTTCGCTATATATTGTACATAATCAATAAACATGTCTGAATTTAGCCCTAATATCCCTGTGGGAAGAACTTCTCTAGCGTAAGCTAGCTCTAGCTCTATTGCTGTATCTATGTGCTCAAGTGTTTCTTTTTCAAACGTCTTTGTCCATATCTTTGGGCTATCTTCCCTAAGTCTGTTTATTAGAGTAGTTCCAAATTTTATGTGTAAACTTTCATCTCTAAGAGTGTATTGGATCTGCTCACCAATCCCCGGAAGTTTATTTTGTCTATTAAAAGAAAGAAGCATAGCAAAACCAGAGAAGAAAAAGATTCCCTCACAGATCACATAGTATGTAATAATATTTCTAAGAAATTCTCTCTTGCCTTCTATTGTATTGATATTAAAGTCTGGCCTATTAATGTCACTTGTGATGTTCATTAAAAAGTCATCCTTAGCTTTAATACTAGGTATAGAATTGTAGGCTTGGTAGACCTCTCCTATTTTTAAGTTTAGAGAGTCACATACATAGACAACCGTGAGATTATGTAAACTTTCCTCATATGCTTGCCTTAATATATATTGGCGACACTCAGGGTCGGTGACATACTTAAAGATACTAAGCAATAAGTTGTTTGCTACTAAAGACTCCGAACCAGCAAAAAAACCAAGACACCTTTTTACGACTAGCTTTTCGTCTTCCGATAGCAGGTTAGACTTCCATTGCTCAATATCCTTGGCCATTGAGATTTCAGTTGGCATCCAGTTATTAGCTGCACCGTCGATAAACAGATCCCATGCCCATTTGTTTGTGTGGGGAAGTATTTGATTAACTACTGCAACTTTATCAGATATTATTTCCTTGCTCTTTTTCATCTTGCTTAATTCTTTCTATGATCTGCATAATTAAATCTTTTACTTTTTCCAGCTCTGTCTCTCTCAGCTCTAATCTATACTTAAGAGGTGAGGTTTGTGACTGTCTATATTCTTCAAATCTCATTGGCAACTCTCACAGTCTGGGTCTAAAACAGAACATGCCTTTGGCTGATTAATTATACCTTGACTTTTTTCAGATATTGTAGACTTCTCTAGTCTGGTTGCAGCCTTGCTTCTTAGATAATAAGTTGTTTTTAGCCCTTCTTCCCACGCAAGCATATACATATCATTAAGATATTTTAGACTCTCATGCTTGTTATACAGGTTTAGAGACTGCCCCATATCAATCCACTTTTGCCTTGCTGCTGCTGCCTTAATAAGTGTTTCATAGCTAACATCAAATGCATTTTTAAATTCGTTTTTAAATGCGTCCGGCAAGTCTACAAGCGCAGTCACGTCTCCATCTACACTCTTTAGAGCATCGACCAAAGCCTGTGACCATAGACCATTCTTTTTAGCTAATTTCACGAAGTGCTCATTGACCATAGTGAATTCACCACTAAGGGTGGAGTAAACATAAAGTACAGAGTAGTCTGGCTCAATAGACTGCGAACAACCTTGTATGTAAGATATAGTAGCTGTTGGAGCTATAGCCATCACATTACTATTTCTCATACCATATTCAGATACTAAATCTCTTACTGACTTCCACTCGTCTAGTGTCTCATAAAGAGTATAGTCCTCTAGCACACAAGGCGTTTTGACTCTCTGATTTTTCATCTCACAATACGTGTCGATAGGAAAATTTCCTTTATCCCATTCTGAACCACCGAAGGTCGGGTACGTACCCTTCTCCTTAGCGATCATAGCAGATGTCTTAATGGCATGAAGTGAGATAAATTCTTGTACTCTATCACATAGGGACACGGCTTCTGGACTATCGTAGTCAATACCTAGCTTGTGTAGTACNTCGTGCGTTCCCATGACCCCTAATCCTACAGGNCTGTTCTTTAGGTTCGATTCTCTAGCCTCGTCGGTAGGATAAAAATTAAGATCAATAACATTGTCTAAACCTTTGACAGCTACCTCTACTGTTTTTTGAAGTTTTTTCCAGTCTATAGTTCTGACCTTGACATGATTTGAAAGGTTTATACTAGCTAGATTACAGACAGCGGTTTCTCCAAGTTCAGATAGCTCTCCTTCGTTATAAACACTCGGCTTTGTATGTAGGAGTATTTCGGTGCATAAGTTAGATGAATGGACAACTCCGACGTGCTTGTTGCTATATCTGATATTAGAAGGATCTTTGAAAGTAATCCAAGGATGACCCGTTTCAAACAGTGCCTTAAGACATTTTTTCCAAAGGTCTTTTGCCGGCATTTTTCTGAATACTTTAATTTCTCCCTGATCAGCAAGCTCAATATATTTATTATATGCTTCTGAAAATTGTTCACCATATAGCTCATGCAAACTAGAACACTCTGCCGGATCAAATAAATACCAATCTCTTTCGTCTTTTACCCTTTGTATAAACTCATCACATGTCCACAAAGCAGTATTCATGTCATGACATCTTCTTCTATCGTCTCCAGTGTTTTTCCTAAGCTCTAAGAAGTCTTCTATATCATAGTGCCAGACCTCTAGGTAGGCACAGCCAGCACCCTTACGTTTGCCTCCTTGGTTCACAGCTACAAGAGTATCATTGAATATTTTAAGCCAAGGAACAAGACCAGAAGAGTTCCCATTCGTGCCTTTTATGTAAGAGCCAGATGCTCTGATTGAAGACCAATCAACCCCTAACCCTCCAGCATATTTAGATAATCTTGCCTGTCCGTGTATAGTGCCGAAGATGCCGTCTATTGAGTCATGCACAGTACTTAAATAACATGAAGAAAGTTGAGACCTGTTGGTGCCGCTGTTAAACAATGTGGGAGTAGAAGGAGAATATCTGAACTCTGACATCATGTCATATATTTCAAGTGCTTTCTCTTCTTTATTCTCCTCATTAAGGCACAACCCCATGGCAACTCTCATGTAGAAGGCTTGAGGACTCTCCATTCTTCTGCCTTTTAGATGAACAAAATATCTGTCATATAGAGTTTGAATCCCTAGATATTTAAATAGCTTGTCCCTATCCGGCTTTATGTTTTCTGCCAAAAAATCAAGATCATATGATAATAACTTTTTACTAAGTCTATCTTCTTTAACCATCCTTTTTATATTAGAAGCAAAATGTTTCTTATATTTAACCTCAAAATCCTCTGTGTCAAAAGCTTCTCCAAATACTTCTTTGTACAAGTTATGCAAAAGAAGTCTTGCAGCAACATACCCATAGTTAGGCTCTTTTTCTATCTTAGACCGAGCCGACATAATGAGAGCCTTGTCTATCTCTTTAGTACTTATTTTGTCATACAGCTGTATACTAGCATCAAGGACTACTTCGCTTACCGAAACGTCTTCTAAATCTCTACAAGCAATTTCAGCACACTTGTTAATCTTATCAAGATTCAGATCTTCTAATCTTCCGTTACGTTTCTTGACTCTTTTAGACATTGGCATTCCTCATTGTATAGATTATCCTAAGATGCAGAAAAAAAACTCGCCACCTGTCTAAGGTAGCGAGTTGTGATTTTTAAAAAAGCAACACATTAAGTAAGACACATAGCTTGGTCGTGGTTTTGTTAAAAAGTTAGTATAAAATAAGGTGCGACCAACGCTAATCGCTTGAAAGGCTGGAGATGTGCTGCTTTAGCGGACGTGTTTCTTGAACAGCCTCGCTCTTGTTTCTCCTAGCTTATCATATTATACACCCTGAAACAATGTGCTAAATAAAAAATATTTTTTTTGCCTCTTAAAATCTGAACTGAAAAAAGAATCCGTGAAACGGACCCGGATAAACAGGAAATGGTTGCGGCTGGATTACAACGGGAGGTTGAACAATCACAGGAGGGTAATAGGACGGAACCCTGTAGTACCTAAAGTGGGGGTTCACTGGACGATAGTAATTATACCAGCCAAAGCTATGTCTAGTCTCAACTTTTGGTCGCTGGACTTCAGGTTTAGGCTGAGGCCTTTGCCAGTCCTGTTTACCAAATCCTTGAGGGCGCTGGATAGGCACTCCGAATCCTTTTGGCAACGGTTTCGCTTCTGGTGCAGGCTTTGCCGTATTCGGCGGTTGTGGCCTTTGTGGTCTCTGAGGTGTCGGTCTCGTGAACTGTCTTGGCTGACTGCGAACAACTTGAGGTTTTTGAGGTGCTTGGATTACTTTTCTTTGCGGTGGCTCTGCAAACGCTGACGGCACAGTAAAAGCAAACATTGACATAAATAAGATAAGCTTTTTCATTTTTTTCTCCTTATAAGGTTAGATATATCCAATATATTAAACGTCATGCATAAAAAAAAGGGACGAAAAATCGCCCCTTTTCTAAAATAAAATCCATTTTATTCTGTAGGTCTTAGAGAGTCTCCGACAATCCAACTGACGCCGATGGCGGCAATAGTGTTTGCCGTATCCTCAGGAATACCAAGAGTATCATGCAGGATCACTACAATAACACTACCTACGGCAGTCCAAAATCTACGTGACTTGACCAGCCCTTTAAGCTTGTCTACCATCTATGATTCTCCTTATTAAGAAATTAAAAGTCTTCTTACAATAATTATACTATGAGTTCTCTATTGGCTCAAGATTCTCACTCATTTTTTCAAGAGTCTCTACCATTTTGTCCATTTTTTGAACATCTATAGAGTGTCTCCTGTCTTGACGGTTTTGTATCTCGGTCAATATTTTTTCATAGTGATCTCTTTGGTTAACAAACTGATCGTTGAAACTGTCTTGCATTTCAGAGACCTGTTTTTGATGGCTAGGAAAAACTATCTTAGTTGTATACCACAAGTACCAGCCAAGTAAACCTGTGGCGGAAATAGTCCCCCAGTCGAAGCCGGTGATTGTGTCTCCGGCAGCGACTAAGAACGGGGGTAATACTGCGATTAATAAACTCTTCATTATTATTGCCATGCCCAAGAACAAGTTGTTCCATGTGATCTAGGATCATACTGACAAAGACTGTCTTTTCCAATCCAAGTACCGCAAATCGCTTGACCTTCTGGACCAAAAGAACTTACATTCTCAAGCTGGTCTTCATAGGCCCGGTGCATGGACATAGGAGCATCTGAACACAGAGTAGGGGCTACGACGCCGCCGACACCGTCCTCACAATCTCCCGTTGGGTTAATTGGGACAATGTTATAAACCCAATCGCACCGAAACTGTCCACTATTAGGTCCGCTTGATCTAAATCCAGCCGTAGTAGAGTAGTTGTCTACATCAGTTATAACAACATAGCCTGAAGAAGCAGGATTAGTAGCATCGCCTCTAGCACACCAAGCAACCTTTTCAACACAGGCAAAGTAGAACTTACCATCAACATTTCCTTTGGTAGTGCAGCTTACCCACCTGTTAGGACTTGTGATTAAACCACTACCGCAGGCAGAAAATGGGTTAATCGCATCGTTGTATGTAGGAGCGCTAGTGCAACTACATCTAGTGTTGCTTCCGGGACTCATTCCACCTACTTGTATGTCTTGAGCAACAAACTGAGTTGTTATTCCTCCATAAACGTATGTGACATCATAAAAGACATTGTTTAGAGTCGCTGAGTCAATCGCAGTAATGTTAGTTGAAACATCTCCTGCTACATTCTGGTCATAAATCCCAGAGTTAATTCCAGTAAATGAAGCTGTTGGGGCCGCTGAATAACTGTTAAGAACTCCAGCCCTGACTAAAGTTTTATAATTTCTAACGCTAATAGCTTTAATTTCGGACACGTCGTCATTAGATGAGTCTGCTCCGGGAGAAACAGCATCAAAAACACTGTCGTTGTCCCCTAGGTTTGCTACTGAACCGCCAATTTCTTTATTGTAAGTTCCTGCGCCAGCCGCCTCGTTATTCAAACCCGATACGACTAACGGTAAGTCGGGGTCTGTAACGACGGCTTTAAAATCGAATACGGTTCCATCAACAGAAGAGTTCTGCCCCGCAGAGATGGCGCCTTTGTAGACGCCAAATTGCGGATCGGCAGCATTTGTTCCTGTTAAAGTACCGTCTGCATTTTGATATGCCATGATAGTACCTCTTTAAATAAAAAGTTAAGTATTGTTTACCAGAGGTATCTAGCCCCGTAACCTTGCGTACTGGCTTGGTTTCCAGAGCCGGCAGTGAATGATAGCAAACCGGGCTGCAAGTTTGTTGGGTTCGCAGCAACGTCTGTTTTGAGACCTTTTAGATTCGCTGAGTCGTCGTCTCCAGCGATTGTATCCCAAGCACCAGACACAACAACTTCAGGTGTTGAAGACCATGCTCCTGTATACTCATTCCAGAAGCCTGCTCTAACGGCTGTTTTGTATAGTCTCACTCTCATAACGTCTAGCTGATGAATGGAATCTCTTCCACCTTCACTGTTCGAAGCAGAGCTAATTGCTGTGGTTGATTGACCTGCAAGAGCTGTCGTTGCTCTCATAATGGTCGTGTTGTTTTTGTTGAACGTTCCTACACCAGCATCTTTGACATTTACTCCAGACACAATAGTCACAGGCTCATCAGTAGTCGCATCAATGTTTGTGAAGCGAATACTAGATACTGTCCCTGCATTAGTTATACGTCCTCCGTCATTATCGGAGTTATATACAAGTCCGTTTTGCCAAACTCCTGTGGAGGAGCCATCTGATGTTTGAAAATAATTTGAACTAGGCATTTGTTTTCTTTCTTAATAAAAAGAATGCTTATAATCCTGATAATCCTATAATATAAAATCCTACCCTAAATTATAAGTACACTAAAAGCTAAAATCTGTGTAGATTATATAACCTTAGTCCAAAAATATCTGCGTTTATGGCGGCTAAATACTGTTTTTCTAGCCATATATAGCCATTGCACACTGTTTTTATACTTGTGTGTGATTCTATAGCATTGCAGGTGAGTATATTGTCATATATATCATCGTTATGGAACCCTGCTGCGGGTATAATGAACAATGCTCCTGCATCTTCAACCATTCTGGCGATTGATATATTTTTTCTAAGCGAATATAAGTTGTGGTTTATTATGACTCTTAAATCAGCTCCATAGTCATCACAGGCTCTTTTGTGAGACTTTATATCTTTGCAGAAGTCATAGAACCTTGCGTCATCTATTAGAAATGGATTGGCTACAAGGTCTATCTTATTTGCTCCAGACTTTAACCCTATGATAGTCTCGTGCATCCTGAGCTTCTTATCAGCTCTTCCCTGAGGAAAGTCCGTAGTGGTCGAGATAGAGATTGGAATATCTCTTAAAAGGTCAGATATTTGCCTAAGTACATTTAGGCTTACGGCAATCCCGTCAAAGTTAGCATCTATAGCAGAAAAAACCTCAGCTATTTGCTCTTTATGGGTATCTGAGTATGTCTTATTGTAGTTGCAGAATTCTAGAAACATTTGATACTATATTTTGTATATTCCCTACTTTTTCATCCCCAGCAACATAATCACATAACCCAAAACGAACTGAGTCTTCAGCTGAAAGCCACCAGTCTTCCTTTGCTTCTAGTTTTCTTTTTATATAATTCTTAACCTGAGAATTACTTTTCTTATGAAAAAATTCACCTGTGCTATGGCAGACATCAGCATATAGCTCATAGCACTTTTTTCTTACAACAGCATCCCACTGAGCACTAGATATGACTTGTCTGTAAGTACCATAGATCTCACTGAAGCCTTCGTGAACCATCCATTCGCAGTTTGGCATAGTAATCCTAAGGCCCTTCCTATGAACAGCCTGAGGGATTAAACTTCCCATAGATGCAGCTATCCCATGAGTTATTACTACGAACTCACATCTGCTGTCTTTTATTGCATCGTATATAGCCATGCCATCATTCCAGCTACCACCAGTAGAAAGAAGGTGTAGAATAATTGGCTTATTAGAATCTGATTCAAGTAACCTTAGGTTCTTTATGAATTTCGTAGCTACTCTAAAATCTATACCATTGTCTTCGGACTCCATAGTACTGTGAAGCAGTAGCTCTCTAGTGCTAGGCAAGACGCTGTAGCTGTGCAACTCATCTAATATGTCGTTTCCTGAGCTATTTTTTTTATCATTTACCATTTAGTTTATTAGAGTCGTCCTCACCAAGGACATAACATCTCTATCTTTAAAAAGTTTTGCCACAGATATTCTAAACCTATATGGTGTCATGACATCTACAGTCTCTACGCCCATTACATTTTCTATCATTAAGACGTGCTTTTTAAGTATCTTAAAGTTTGTGTGACCTACCCAAAATTTAAAATGCGTGCTCGCAAGGCTTTGCTCAGTTAGAGGAAGAACCCCAAAAGGAGTAAGTATTGTTTTGATCTTACTGAACGGGGCCAATTCTGGCTCATCTCCATAGCCGGCATATCCGTCGTCCAATTCTTCAAGCTCTTGTTGCAGAAGCTCTTGTCTTAAAATTTCTTCTTCAAGAGCATCCATTTCCTGTTCATAAACATCTACCCACTTTTCCCAATAGACCTCTGCAGACTCTGGGAACTTATTATACTCGCTCATAACGCTGTCTCTCTTTGTAACATTAACCATCTCTAAAAACATCCCTAGGGTTAACAGCAAGCTTATCCTGATCGACTAGGTCTTTGTAAGTGGTGGTATTTATTACCCATTCTTGAAGTAGGGTTTTGCAGAATGCTTGCCTTTCCGCATTGAGCCCACTCCAATTATTGAAAGCTTGAACAAAGTAATCTTCCATGTGACCAGAGTTCACGTAATATAGTAATAGACCAATAACTGCAGCAGAATCTTCTGATGTGTCTTTTGGTTCTACTACTACATTAAAGTCTCCAGTGGCAGTATCTATCCTAAAAACAATTTCGCAACCTACATCCTCATCATTGATGTATAGCTCCGAAACTTCTTCAGGCTCTTCGACGTTTTTATCTTTTGAAAAAAAAGATTTCAATATGGTAAAACACTTCCTCATACTATATTATNCCCCACAAAACAGTGTATTAAAAGTGGAATTATGGTTTTTGTTTCTGTATCTCATACCAAAGAAGGCCTATATTAGCTAAGGCATAAGCAAACCACATTAAAGCATGGGGATAGTCACGGTCTTTTATGCATCCTATAGAGGTTACTGTATAGCATACAGAAGTTATAGATATTGCCCATATAGAATACATTACATTCTTTCTTGATCAAAAAAGAACCATCTCTTATAATGTTTACGATCAATCCCTGAAGATACATTGTGTAGATAATTAGTAAGTTCCTGAAGAGAACCGAATATATGCTGATGAGGAAGCATAAAGAAAAGCCAGTTTGGAGCATATTTTTTGCCCTGCTGGCACCATATTAAGACAGGTTTCTTTTGACTGTTAGCTACTACTATTTCCTCATACGTCCCGCAAGCATGAACATCAATATCTATAGAGGCAATAATGAAATCAGAAACATCAACACATCTTAGGTCTAATGTTCTAATTACTCTGTATCGCTCTCTTATAGAAGAGTAGTCCTCGGTGTCTTTTAAGAATTCTATATCTCTTCTTGTCTTGTCATCTTCTATTGCGATCTCAATAGGCTTGTCGCATGGGTTAAGAACGGTGACACCCAAGGCCTCCAGCTCCGGAGTTATTTCATTTCGCCAGCCAACACCTCCGTCGTCTACACGATCCATTGCACCGGCAAGATANGTTCTCATTCCACCGAGTTTCATTTTCCTGTACTCCCAAATCCACCGTCACCTCTATCTGTCGAGTCAAGATTCTCTACTGTATGCATTATAAAGTTTGGGACTTGTTGTATTAACATCTGTGCAATCCTATCTCCTTTTTTAATGTGATAGGTTTCTTTTGTTGCATTGTGCAAGCAGACCCTGATCTCTCCCCTGTATCCACAGTCAATAACTCCTGCATGCCTATGTATACCTTTAACACCCATAGAAGACCTGTCCCATATAAGACCAGCATAACCTTTAGGGATTGCCATGGCGATACCCGTAGGAACAATCACAGTGGCCCCAGCAGGTATAGCGATTGTTTCAAAGGAGTATAGATCCCATCCTGCATCATCAACATGGCCTTTTGTCGGCCAATGGGCAGACTTGTGGAGTTTCTTCGCCTCAAAGAAGTCATACATCTACAGTCTCCTGATTCTTGGAATCTTCATATGATTCCTTAAGTAACTTTTTAGCGGTCTCTGACCAAGAAAACTTGTTTGCAGTTTCTATTCCGGCATAGTTAGGCTCTAATATTCCTTTGGACTTTTTCCATGTCTCATAAACAGATCTCATCTCTGAAATTATTTGTTTTTCTAGTCCGTCTAAAGACATCCACTCTGCATCGAAGTCCCCGTTGAAAAACACTCCATCGACAGCCGGCTCTAAGCCTATTGGTTCTATGAGGTGTGAGTTATCACTGTTGCAGAATTCTGTATGTGCAGAATAATTTGTTATAATTATGTCTTTGCCAAGCGCCATCATTTCCAGCGCTTCTAAATTCCATCCCTCTGCTCTACTTGGAAAGACACCACAAGTTGTATGTCTCATAATTTTAGCGAGCTCTTCTTGGGTTTCAGTTCTCCCTACAAGGACAACTCTTGGATCTGACTTGTAATAGTTGTTCCAATTATCATTTGACCTTTGGTCAAAGAGAGGGTTCTGAGTCATCATCCAGAGCTCAACATCATTATTGTTTGGGAATGCTTGCTTGAACAGCTCAAGGAGTATATCATGACCTTTTCTTTTCTCCCACTTGCCACAGTTAAAGAACACACATTTTTCTTGGGGATATTGCTCTTCTTCTATGAAAGAAAAAACTGACGTGTCTACTCCTAGGGGTACAACAGATACGTTCTTCTGCTCTGTCTCAGAAAGAATGATGTCCTTTGCCCATCCGCATGACGCTACTACTTTATCACAAGACTCTATATGGTGCTTTCTTACTTTATCAAACTTATTAACTTCAAAGAATGGGAACGCTATGAACTTTCCAGCCCCTATTCTCTCGGCTAAAGAAAATTCATGCCAGATTTTAATACACGTAGCATCTTTGTCAAAGCTTGACTTCCTATCTAGCATCACTTGGAGTTTCGACGATACACCTTGACTAGGAGGATCTATCGCATTTCCTATTGGGAAGAGAGAGACTTGGCAAATTTTGTTGAGCTCATGAGCAATGTTTGCTCCGGCGACTCCATACCCTAGCTTATTTACGGGAGCCATTAAGTTAATTTTCTTCATAGCAGTACTCTTCTTCCTCTATCTCATATTCTGTTTCAATAGCGCACCACCAAAAAAGAGGGTCAAACAAAATACTTTCCATTATTATATCCTTACAAAAATAAAGGGCTGCAATATGCAACCCTTTTGATACCTAAGACCTAAGCATTAGAACGGGGCATCGTCGTCCTTAGAGGATGCACTAACCGTTTCCTGCTTTGATTGGCTAGGATTGGCATTGTTTGGCGTAAGGTTGACATTCTCAGCGACAAGAGTCAACTTGTTACGCTTGACACCCTCGTCGGTTTCCCAGCTGTTAAGCTTTAGCCGTGCTTCTACCATAACATGTCGTCCTTTAGTTAGGTAGGGTGTCAGGGACTCTGCCTGCTTTCCCCAGAGGGTTACGTCTACAAAAGTAGATTCCTCTTGACGATCACCGGCCTTACTCCATACTCTATTTGAAACAACACTTACATCTGAAACAGCCGTGCCGTTAGGTGTTGTTCTGAGTTCGCTATCTCTAGTAACTCGTCCTGTAATAATAACTTTATTAATATCGCTCATCTAAGTTCTCCTTTTAATTTTAAGATGAAGGTTGAAGGATTCCTCGGTACCGCAAAGCCTTTCGAGCTAGTCGTCTGGCATAGGTAGTCCCATTGTTACGAATCAAGCGTCTGAATTCTCCAGCATACTCAGTATTCTGAAATCGCTTTGTCACAGCAGTCGTTGTTAACTGGCCAGTAGCAAAACGCTTCATCGTAGCTTGATTTTGGCGGCGGGAAAGAAGTAAATCCCAGTTTGTAGTTTCATTGTTCTTCATTGTAGTTCCTTAGTTAAATAAAGATAACACTCTCTACTAGTAAATCATCAAGAAGACACTCTTCTTCTTCGATGTAATCCGTAATTTTAAAAAGTTCTCCCATTGGGTCTGGGTGTATCAAGCATCTTGGGACTACAATCCCCGATCCTTTGTATTTGATGCTAACCCAGTCAAGTCCCTCATCTAGTATTCTGTATGAGCAACCCTTCTTCAGTGGGAAATAGGTAGAGGTTAAAAGTGCATATGACATATCGTCCTCCAATATATTATAAATCAAAAATGGCGAGAAAGAAAATAAAAATGTAAAATTCTACATATTTAATAGCCAGCTTGCTTTGCTTTTTCTAGCCATGTGCCTTCTACAATTTGCATTTGTAAAGCGCGAACAAGAACGTCCTTTGGGGTGTGTGACGAAGAGAGCATCTTAGTCTTTGTTCTTAGGTCTAAGTTAGAGACTATAGACTCGGCAGTGTCGCTGGTGCGTTGTGGCTGACATCCACAATCCTTTTCTTCAGCCTCTGTTGCTGCTGCGGGTTCTGTCGTCATGTCACTTTCTCCTTTGTATGTTAACGAATAAAATAAAATTAGTACTGTAAGTGTTCCTAAAATATTTCTACTGCTAGAACTCATCTACTGCTCCTTTTTAATCGACTCCTTGATGTCTTGGATCTTTTGCTTTGCCATCTCACTGAATTTTTTGGGGCCTTCTATAGCAACTCCTTGCTTCAACGCTTTTTTCTTAGCGTCTTCTCCTGTATAACATTTACCTTGGTCTCCCCATTTCCATCCGGACTTATTATTTTCTGAGCATCTTTTTAATGGCATCGTATCACCTTTCTTTAATAAACTTAGCCTATAGACCCTTCCATTTGAAGCTGTATCAACTTGTTAAGTTCGACACTATACTCCATAGGAAGAACCTTCGTTAAGGGCTCTACAAAACCTCCTACAATCATACTAGAAGCCTCTTCTTCAGTCAAGCCTCTAGATTTTAGGTAAAATAACTGTTCCTCGCCTATTCTGGATACGCTAGCCTCATGGCCTACCGAGGAGCTCTGTTCCATTATTTCTATGTATGGGTATGTATCGCTCTTGCTTTCCTCGTCAAGTATCAGAGCATCACATACTACATTCGATTTACTGTTTACTGCGCCTTTCTCTACTCGACAAAGACCTCTATAAGAAGATCTTCCGCCGTCCTTTGATATTGATTTAGAAAGTATATTGCTCGATGTATTTGGAGCAACATGAACAACTTTTGCCCCCGCATCTTGATGTTGACCTTTGCAGGCAAAAGCAACACTAAGAACTTCTCCGTGAGCCCCTTCTCCCATTAGATATATAGCAGGATATTTCATCGTCAGCTTAGATCCTAAATTTCCGTCTATCCACTCCATGACGCTATTTTCGTAGGCATAAGCTCTTTTTGTAACTAGATTGTAGACATTGTTAGACCAGTTTTGTATTGTGCTATACCTGAATCTAGAGTTCTTCTTTGTTATTATTTCAACAACTGCCGAGTGCAGGGAATCTGTGGAATAAACAGGGGCTGTGCAGCCTTCTACATAATGGGCCTGCGAGTCTTCGTCGCATATGATTAACGTTCTCTCAAACTGTCCCATATTTTCCAGATTGATTCTGAAGTACGCTTGAAGAGGAAAATCTATACTTACGCCTTTAGGCAAGTAAATAAAGCTTCCACCAGACCATACGGCGGTATTAAGGGCAGCAAACTTATTATCTCTAGAAGGTATGATTTTTCCGAAGTATTCGTGGAACAACTCCTCATGGTTCTTCAGAGCTTCGTCTGTGCTGAGAAAAAGAACGCCCATATCCTGCAGGTCTTTATCTAAGCTACCATATATAACTTCGCTCTCATACTGCGCTTTTACGCCAGCTAAGTATTTTTTTTCTGCTTCTGGTATCCCTAGCTTATCGTATGTGTCCCTGATCTCTTCGGGTACACTATCCCAGTCCTTCTCTTGCTTCTCTGATGGTCTGACATAGTATACAATATTGTCAAAGTCTATGCCATCCATATTACCGCCCCATTCAGGCATCGGCTTGCTATGGAATATATCCAAAGCCTCAAGTCTTCGCTCAAGCATCCACTTGGGCTCTTTCTTGATGCTAGATATTTTTTTTACAGTTTTTGAAGTTAAGCCCTTCTCAAAGGTTTCTATATTAGCATGGTTGTCTTTAAAGCCATACTGATATTCTTCTTTAGAGGGCTGCTCTATAGTAGAAGACATTTTCTAACCGCAGCCAAAAGATTGACCGCACCCACAAGTTTTAGTAGCATTTTCGTTTACAAATTTGAATCCAGACTGGGCGAGAGTGGACTCATAGTCTACTATCGTTTTGTCTAGCATAAAAGAGCTTTTAGGGTCTATACATATTTTAAGATTGACACCATCAAACTCAATTACAAGATCGTCCTCTCTTGGAGTGTCTTCAACTGTAACGCCATACATGAAACCAGAACATCCTCCTCCTGTGACGGATACTCTTATCATTTGTGACTCATCTGTTACAGCGTCAGCCATAACCTCAAGTGCTTTTTCGGTAAAAGAAATCATGCTTACTCCTTATGTAGCTCTATTGATAGAATCTGTAACTGGATTGAAAGGCCTGATCTTTGCCCCTTTGACAGTGATGAGAGGAGCATTCTTCCAAGTCTCATTTTCTTTGCCGGAGCCACTGTCTTTCTCAACGTCTCCCATATTTCCTTTGTCTAGGAAGTCGTCTGAGTTTAAAACCTTGTCATACCTAACAGGAACTTCAGAGTCTCCATATGATTCAGAAATGACATTTTGAATGAACCCTTTGTCTACGCCGCAGATACAAGGCATGTTCTTTCTAGGATCAAACCATTTCATATTCAGAGCTCTTCCTACTATATCTTTTAATGGTTCTTCAAAGAAGTTACCTAAAGATATATGCTGGTACGGACATGGCATAATATCTCCATATCTAGAAACAGGCAGGATACGCTTGACAGCAATACAGCCAATGTCACGCCCATAAGATGGTGTCATATGTGTAAAGATATCATACTCTTCTTCAAACTGCTGAAGAATTTTACCTTCGGTCTCTGTCATCATTTGATCAGTTACGTTCTCAAATGCTCCTACAGGCTTTGCATAAACAACGTATGTTCCGACCTTCTTAGAAGCAGCAAAGTCTAAGAATTTTTTCCATTCTTCTGTATATATTCTGTCTTTCCAGATAACTGTAGAAAGAATGACATGCAAGTCTGCTTCCTTACAAGCGTCAATAGCTCTCATAACGCGATCCCAAGATCCGGGAGCCCTGCGAAATGTATCGTGGTCTTCGGCAGATGCACCGTCTAGGCTGAGCTGTACCTTGTCAACCCCAATCTTTTTCAAGTGTTTTGCTTTTTCGTAGTCTAAGAACCAGCCGTTTGAGTCAGTAACAAGATAAAACTTTGATGGATCAATAGCTTCTACAAGCTGGTCATATTCTTTAATAATCAACGGCTCTCCACCAGTGATAACAAAGTTTGCTAGACCCATCTCATCACATTCTTTTGAGAGACGGCGCACATCTTCTAGTTCAAACTTACGTCTCCCACTGGCCTTTTCCCAGTCTTTAGGGACATAGAACTTGTCTATGCAACAGTGCTCACAGTCGAAATTACACAGATAGTCATATTGAAATTGGATGATAGCAATACTTTCTCCATTGGCAATCTTCTCAGGGAACTTCATCATCTTGTCATATACATGTGGCTTGTAGTTCTTTAGCCAGTTTTGTCTAAGATTTTCGTCTCCAACCTCTGTAGCTTGCATAACTTTACCCTGCTTCATTTTTTTCAAGCTCTTCTTGGGTAAACTTTTTGCCGTTTGCCAACTGTTCAGTAAAATCTCTCAGCTCGTCATCCGACCAGATGGGTGCTGGGTCATGAACATTTCCTTCTAAAGGATTGTGAAACATGTGGTTATGGGAATTAGCCATTCTGTGAACTCCTTGATTTTCTTGCTGCTTTGTACTCTTCTTCTGTTGTAGTGTCTACCTCATAGCGAGGATTTAATGGTGTTCCGTCATGCCTTGAGCCTTTGTCTACTCTGACACCTCCTCGATACTGGTAATGATCAGTTGTAGCTTCTCTTTGCTCTTCGCTAAATTCGACATTTAGAGCTGATACGAACCAAACCTTACCATCAGAGTCAATGACTCTGTACTGAGGCTTAATTCTGCCTCGGATATCGTCTATTATTACCTTGCTGCCAGCTTTTAGCGTGATCTTTTCCCCATGCTTACCGTCATGGATCTCGTCCTCCATGATAGTTCCTACTTGATTAATAACAGTAGACCATCTTTTGGAGTTATGCTTAAACCACTTTTCTCCAGTTACATTAGACTCAAACTCTTTTTTCTTAGCCATTTAAGCTTCCTCAATTATTGACACTACTTCTATATTACACCGTATAGACTGATAAGGAGGCGTTCTGTACCCGTGAAAGGTATGGAAACTGCTAGCTCCTTCTTCTCCATATCCCAGCTCGTAAGGTATATCTAAAGTCGCCTTACCACCTACATTAAGGGATAAGAGAGCCTTGTCTATTCCTTCAATCGACTGCCCTTTTGTATATATCTCATCTTTTGGGGTTGTAGAACCTATTTTTATAGGCACTGGACCTGATAAAGGTATTGACTCGTCATATGTACTGTAGCAGATTTCGTCTACATATTCTTCTTTGTCATAGTCATATTCTGAACTAGTGACTCCTTGGTTGGCCCAGAGTATGTAATGCATCATCACAGTGTCTCCTACCTTTGGCCTCTCACCATCTCCTTGTTCTGTAACATCTATTGATAGCTCTGCCATGTTATTTAATAACCTCTATTCCATTTTCTCTTAAAATAGCTACACTCAAATCTGGGAACTCTACTAAAATGCTTTTACATATTTCATCTGAATATGATGCTCCCATAATTATTATACCTTCAACAGGGTCTTCATGTAAACTTTTTCTAGAAACTATAGGTAAAAATGTTGATGGAGCAAACTTTTGTTGCTTAAAGATAGCATCATCTACTATATATTTAATTCTATGTTTTAAGTCGCAGATAGCCACCACAGTTAAAGCCTGATGGCCAGCGCCAAATACAGAAACCGAACCGTCGCTAAATAAGCTTATATACGAATGTATCTCATCCTTAACGGTATAGAATTTTTTATAAAACTCGGACAAGTCTAAGCGCTCTATTTTTTTCTTCTTCTTTACAGTTACTGACAGAATATAATCGTTCCATATGCTATCGCACGAGATCACTTCAAAACCGGCCCTTTCAACAGTTGACCTAAGCGTCTTCTCTGTAAAATAAAATATGTGATCTGGTATGAACTCTGAAAATAAATTATTAGACAGCATCATGTCAAAGTTGGGAACTTCTATTATTCCAACAGCCTCTTCTGTAATATTATTACTGAGGCACTCCAATGTAGTATTTGGATTTGGTAGGTGCTCAAAGAAGTTCATTATAAAAAACGCATCAAATGGAGCTTCATTAAGTTTATAAGATGCCTTATCTATATAACCGGACTGTACATTAAGATCCTTATCGTTGCAACAAAAAGCTGACGTAGGGCAGTGTTCTATTCCATACGCATCAGCTCCGGCTTCCTTCATTATAGAGAGGTAATCTCCCTTACCACATCCAACCTCTAAAACTTTTTTAGACCATAGTTCGTTTTCCAAAATGAACCTGTGAAACTGGTCGAGCCTAAAAAATTTCATTTCCTCGGAAACGGATGTTGCCCTTATCACATCTTTGTAGTAGGGTACGAGTTCGTTGTCTAGCTGTACTAAACCGCAGGACGAGCATTGGCATACTTTAAGGGTTATGCCTTGATACTCTCTCATAGCTATGTCTAAGCTGCTAGGTAAGCCTTGTGCTGCCTTTGGCATATCTTCTAGTATGAAAATTGGGTGCTCAAACAGAGGAGCACAACATACTCTACATTTCATAACTTGTAAATTCCATTTTAGCTACCGCACCCGCAGTCTTCTTCGTCTTGTTGTGACTGTTGATTTTCTGAGGGTAGAGGATCTGGAGACAAGTGTGTATTTATATCATAGAACTGGTGATCTATAAAAGGAATATACATATCTTGACNCTCANCNANGTTATCTGGGNATTCTTTGTGCCATTGTAAGAAGCCAGCATCAGTAGCAGAAAGACTACCATTGTCTATTTCATAATCTTCTGGAAGTCTAACGGTATACAAGAAAGATACGAAGTGACCTCTAGTCTCATGGTCTGGGAAGACTTCCTGAACTGTAACAGGAGAGCCTATAAACGTAAAGTTTCTAGGGCATTTTAGTTCAGAGATAATTGTTTTTTGCAATCTGTCTTCAACCTTCTCTTTAAATCTAACTATACCTCCGGGAACATGCCATCCCTTCCCAGCATATTCATCATCTCTCCAAGAAAGTAAGAATCCCTTCTCTTTATCGTAAGCAAGCGTATCTACATTCACAATAGGAGTGCATCTACTTACAAACAAGAATAGCTCTTCCGGAAGCCCTTGGCTCGGATTTCCCGCCCTGTAGTAATCTTTGATCGTGTCTAACTCTTCTATAAAGTTTTTCATGATTATAACCTCTAGTATACAAAAAGCTCTTTGTTAATTATACTCTTATTTTTTTTATATAGAGTGTATATCTTTTCGATAGACTCTTCTACGCTCATAAATGACATACCTGTTTCTTTGATAATCCTTGAGTTATCTCCACTATACTCGTATGCCGGAGACTTATTTTCAATTATTACATCTAGATCTTTTCCAGCTTGTTTTAAAATACTAGATGCTAGATATTGATAGGTCTGTGGATTTGATGTACAAACATTGTAGTCCTTGTGTTTTGGTCTTCCATCTATTGCCCACCTTACGACTCTGATCAAGTCATCAATATAAGTGTAATCAAATATTGCATTGTGCCTCATCTTGATTGGCATATCTAATAAGGCTTTACAGCATGCGTTCGGAATGAACCTATATCTCCAGTCATCATAAAATCCAAACAAACCAAAGACTCTGAGATTATATATATTATTGGAACTTATGGTATGCTTGTTCATCAGGTACTTTGAGTAGCCGTATTGGTCGTCAGGTACATGCTTATCAAAGTATTCTTCTGACATGTAAGGCTTCCAGTGCGGCCTGCTAAATTCCGCACCGGAACCAAAGTAAATCATCTTTTCAAACTTGTCACTGCACCTTGCCAGATTATGAAACATCCTTGTGTTTTTTTCTAAGACTTTATTCGGGTCTTTAGTCGAAAACTCTGGAGCTGCATCATATGTAGCACAATGAATCACTACGTCTACAGAATTGGCTTGTATTGACTTTTGGACAGACTCTGCGTCTAGAAGATTTAGTTGCTCCTTGCTAAGGCAAAGAACATTGTATTCTAGCAGGCTTTCATTTAGGCTTCTGGCTATGAAACCATTACCGCCTGTCAACAAAACAGTCTTAGTCAAAAGTAACTTCCTCTACAAGAAGGTTCGATAAAAATTCTTCCCTTTCTAAGAATGGGAACAGGTCTTCCATAGGTCTAGTCGCAAAGCTTCCGTCCGATTTTTTATAGACAGATGCCTTAGGTAATGTCATATGATTCGGATCAACCATGAGCTCACAGACAACCGGCCCCGAAGTTTCTAGCACCTCTTGAATTCTTTCCCTTAGTTCTTTTTGGTCTTCTATCCTTACGAAGGGTATTCCATATGCTTGAGCATTAAGTTCTATTGGAGGGAGGGTTAGTCCACTAGAAGGGTCGCTTGCCACAAGATCCCCATTGAAGTGAGTGTTCTGAGTTGTTTTGATAGAGCCGTATCCATCATTATTCAGTATGAAGAATTTAATTGGCAAGTTATATCTTTTTACAACCTCTAGCTCTTGTACATTCATGACAAAGCCGCCGTCACCATCTATGCATATTGTTTCCCTTCTGTCACTAGCTAGACACCCACCAATCGCAGAAGGAATTCCAAAGCCCATAGAGCCAAGCCCCTCGCTATTGTATACACGAGTGCCTTTCTTGCACTTAAAAGCCTGCATCGTTACCTCACTGCAAGCACCAGAGCTTCCGGGGATAACTAATGAGTTGCTAGGTAAAAGATCTGAGAGATGAGACATAAAGGCATAGTTATTTATGAACTCTGAATCTTCTAGATGTTCCGGAAGAATAACAGGATACTTATCATACAGTCCTCGACAAAACTCTGACCATAAATCTTTTTGCTGTGACCTTAAGGATTCTTTTTCGATCAACGCGCAACCTCTTTGTAGATACTCCTTTGCGTCCATAGGAAGCGCATACTCAAGATGTATACCTAACTTGTTGATCTCGCTATAATCTATATCCACTATACATTTTGTTGCTTCTCTGGCAAAGTATTGAGGTTGATATGCCAGCTGTCCATGATCGAGTCTTGCTCCAATAACTAATATGAAGTCTGCATTCTGCTGATTGAAGTTCGCTCCCCTCTGACCTACTCCTCCCGGCCTTCCCACATACTGACAATCAGACTCGTCAAAAAAGTCAAGTGCTTTCCAGCTTGTTAAAACTGGCACGTCTGCTAACTTAGCAAACTTTAAAAACTCTTCCTCTGCACCAGAGAGACGCACCCCATTCCCTACAAGTATCATCGGACGTTTGGCCTCAAACAATGCTTTTATGGATTCGTCTGCTTCCTTAAGCATTGCGTACTCTGTAATTGGCCTTATGTCACTCTTGGTTTTTGGATTGAAGCCGACTAGCTCATCAGGGTTTATTTCAGCGGCTTGTATGTCTAGAGGAACATCTATTAGTACTGGCCCCTTTCTGCCATTGGTGGCTTCCCAGATCGCCTTTTCAAGATGATACCTAACAAGACTGGCATCGTCAACTGTCACAGCATATTTTGTAATACCATCGTATATTGATACAGAATTTATCTCCTGAAAACCTATCTGTCTAGTACCTCTATCTCCCACACGGTCTTTGTTTTGTACCTGACCAGTTATTAAGAGTACAGGTATAGAATCTAGCCAAGCTGAAGCAATGCCAGTCACTGCATTGGTTGCTCCGGGGCCTGTTGTCACAAGAGCAACTCCTAGCTGGTTTGTGTACTGACCGTATGACTCAGCACATATTGAAGCACCCTGTTCATGCAGATTTGCAATCAAGTCCATGTCGGTTTTAGAAAATGAATCGACTAGATGTATACATCCTCCTCCGGGAATTAGGAAAAGGTGTTTGGCATACTCGGATACTGTTCTAGCAATATAATCAGATACTTTCATCTTAGTTCCAATACGATACGAATGTCTTTCTGTTTTTGTTTTCCGCAATAGCAGGGTCGGTGTAATACGAATCATCTACATAGTGAGTAGAGGAAACCTCTTCTAAAATACATCCTTCCTCGCTAAAGAATTCATGTCTAACCTCTGGTTCTATAGTAATTATATCTCCAGCCGTCATTGAGTGTGTTGTAGTTTCAATCTCATCCCAACTGTTAGGCACATGATTCAATTTTGATAACTTTAACTCTAGCTTTCCATGCAACACAACAAAGGTTTCTTCTTTCTTTAAGTGATATTGCTCAGGATGAGTCTGATTTGCTAAGACTATAATCAACTTTTTGCAATATTCTCTGTTCACCACAGTTATCATACTTATACCAGTGTCCTTGAAATTTTCTAAACCATAATGGTGAGATATCTCTAGATCTGCATGCTTAGGGAATATAACATTTGAACTATTCAAAAATTCCTTGACCTCTTGAACTATATCCCAGACCTTGCCTCTTGTGTTATTAATCTCAAGACCGTCAGAATGTAGAGCCGAGTCAGCAGATAGGTTACGTGTAGAAACAAACTCGTTGTACTTAGACAGGTCTGATGCAAGTAGTTGACCATCTTCATTTGGCCAAGCGCAGTAAACATCATCTGGAGAGATGCTTTCTCCTTGAGAGATGTCTCTCTTTAGGAAAACCCCTCTCTTAAATTGTCTAAGGTCGGATAATTCTTTTTCTGACGCCTCTAATCTAAACTCTGTCTCTCCACACATTTCAATAGCAGCGTAGGCCGAAGCTAGCCAGTCTGCCATTTGTTCTGGCGTTACTGAATATGCATTTGGTTTATACTCAGAAGTTTCTAAAGCTACATGCTTTTCGACTATTGTAGCGCCCTTGGCTATAGCCAGCTGGATTGCTCTTACCTCCGTTGGGCTCTCATGTGTAGAGTAGCCAACCTCAATAGACGGATATCTATTTTTTAACGCCGTAATTTGATTTAGTTGTAAGTTTGAGTGCTTGGTAGGATATTCTCCAACGCAATGCATTAATGAGAAGCTCTTTTCTCTATGCTCTAGAAAGCTTACGACTCTGTCAATGTCATCAAATGTTGATCCTGCAGTAGAAAGAATAATTGGCTTATCTGAATTTGCAATTCTATTTAGCAGAGGCCAGTCAGTAAAAGAGCAACTAGCTACCTTAAGTATATCAAACCCCATAGATTCTATTAAGTCAACCGAAGGCTCATCAAAGCCCGTACACATAGTCAAGAAGTTCCTGTTCTCAGCATACTCTTTTAGTTCTTGAAATTGCTCAGCAGAAAGCCTTGTCTCAGAAAACCTCTTTACATATTTATGGTCATCCTTGCCGACATAATCTTTGTGGATGAATGTTTCTAAGTCTCTAAATTGAAACTTCCACGCGAAGTCGAAGACATCTCCATATAAGCATGAAATATCTGCATATCTATCTATCATACGTTTAGCATGATCCACATCACCCATGTGATTGTTAGCCATCTCATATATTACTAGTGTACTTGTTTTTCTCATATTAGTTCCTTGTTAAAAAAGCCAAAGAAGTTATCTGAATTTATAGCTTTGTCATCTACAAACATGTCGTATGCGGGTTTTCCTAGTTTAACCTCGTGGTATTTTACGCCCCACTGTTTGAGCTGTTGCTCGGTAAGTTCTGTAAAGTCCTTCCCAGAAACAGACCCTCTGGCTGTCCAATATACTATCGTGTGACCTTGATCATAAAGCGAGTTAACTTTAGCAATATTTTCCATTATAGGCTTGCTCGATGAGTAATCCGATACGTCTAAAGTGCTGCATATAGTGTTGTCAATGTCTACATAGATTACCATATGAATCTTCCTTTGTAATATTCTACTATGTCTTTTATCTCTTCGTCAAAGTTTCTTTTAGGCTCCCAGCCTAGAGATCGTAACTTGTCGTCGTTTAGTGCGTATCTGACATCTTGTCCCGGTCGAGTAATGGATAGGTCTACATTTTCCTCTATCGTCTTGCCATACTGTTCTAATATTTTAGAGACTGTATCAATATTCTTTTGTTCAAAACCTCCACAGACATTGTATATCTCATTTGTTTTTCCCGACTCTATGATCGTAATTACAGATGCAGCTGTATCGTCTGCGTGTAACCAGTTTCTAATAGGTTCTCCGTTATTGTGGAGTGGAATCTTTTTGCCCAGCTCTATGTACTTGCAGCACTTAGGAATAAGTTTCTCTACATACTGTCCCTCTCCGTAGTTGTTAGTTGGTCTTAGAATGACATATGGAATGCCATATGTTCTAGACCATGCTAAAACAAGCATATCAGCCGAAGCTTTTGTTGCCGAATAAGGATTTGATGGTTTCAGTAGATCATCTTCTGTATGTTCTCCGTTGTTTATGTCTCCGTAAACTTCATCAGTGCTGAAATGAAATAGTACCGGCACATCCTTGCCTTCTTGTCTAAAGTTTCTTATAAGCTGAAGGAGGTGGTGGACTCCCTGTATGTTTGAATCCACAAACTCTTCGCTACTAACTATTGAATTTCCGACATGTGTCTCAGCGGCTGTATTAATAACATAATCACAGTCATAGAGAAAGTCAATATCATTTATATCCTTCTTTTCAAACGAGAAATTAGCGTAAGAGAAGAATTCATCTAGCAGCCTAGTGTTTGAAGCATACTTACAGCTATCAACACCCCTGACATACCAACCAAGCTCTAGGCATCTTCTGGTGACGTAAGATCCTATAAATCCTAAACATCCTGTAACGTATACTATCTTCATGTATCAAAATCCTAGTTACTAAAATACTCTTTTATTTTATTGCAAACATAGTCTACATCTTCTATAGTCATTCCATGATGCGCCCCGAGCAAGAATCCATTTCTCATAACTATATCTGCATTTTTAAAGTCCTCTAAATAATCTCTATAGACTGGATGGCGAGTTATGTTGCCCGCAAATGTTACTCTTGTCTGAATATTATTGTTTTCTAAGAAAGTTAATAAGCCTAATCTATCATCAGTCTGAAGAGGAATAGCGAGCCAGTTAGGTTGTATACTGTCATCTGGAAGCAATACTTCAGAAACATCCTTTAGGTTTTCTAGGTACCTTTCTACATTTTCTCTTCTTATTCTACGAAGTTCGTCAAATCTTTTGAGTTGCACTAAGCCGAATGCCGCATTCATCTCGCAGCATTTAAAATTATATCCTAATACTCCGTATAAGAATTTAAAGTCATAGGGTATACCATCTATACTATAATTGAATCTATCATCAATCTCTTCTGAGTTATTACCTATCCTACCCCAGTCTCTGTATTGCAGACATAAATCAACATGCGATTGATCATTAAACATAACCATACCACCAGTCCCTCCGGCAGTTATTATATGACTGGCGTAAAAGCTGGTTGTCGATACATCAGTTTCTTTTGTAAAGGTTATTGTATCTGCGGAGTCCTCTATTAAATAGATGTCATCTCTTCGGATCTCAGATAGCTTTTCCCTCAAGCTAGCCCAGTCAGGCTTATTCCCAATCAGATTAGGTATCATTATAGCTTTTGTTTTATCTGTAATTTTATTTATAACAGCGTCAACAGGAGGGACATAGGATGTGAGATCTATATCGCAGAAGACCGGTTTGTAGCCAAGCTGAATCATAGGTGCAACAGTAGTAGAAAATGTGCACGCCGGTGTCACTATTTCACTTCCTTTAGGCAGGTCTAGAGATGCTATAGCCAATAAACATGCGGAAGATCCGGAGTTTACAAAGACTCCAGACTTCTTTCCAAACATAGATGATACTTGCTGTTCGAATTGGATAGACCTTTCGCCAAATCCTGCAAGCCAGCCATCCCTAAGACAATCTTCTACCGCTTTTATTTCCTCTTCTCCATAGGCTTCAAAACCATTAGGAGCATACCAAACCTTTTTATTCTTCATATAGCTTACCAAGTTCCTCTAAAAATAAACCATATCCATCGGATATATTGTTCGCCCAATCTTCCTCTGAATTCTCATCCACATAATCAGTTACATACTTGAAGCACTTAAAGCTTGTCTTATATCTTCTACAAGCCTCAGCAATAGCAAATGATTCCATGTCAACAAGATCGCAGTCTCCCGTAGACTCCTTGACAAAGGTATCGCCAGTTGATACAGTGGCGAGAGCCTCATCTAATATAATTGTACCTTGAGAATTAAAGTTTGACGACTCATCTCTGTCAAAAAAAGTTCCACATTCAACGAGACCTTCTAGCTCTTTGTCGCAGGAGCCCGCCGTACCAAAATTGATTACATACTTAGGCTTCTTAAATAGTATTATATGTGCTGCCGCTAATGCTGCGTTCACCTTTCCTACGCCAGTATAGAATGTGACCTCTCGGTAAGGGTTGCTTTCTGGAGGGAGCTCATCTTCTAGCGCGCACAGTATCACAAAATCAGTCATTGCCTACTACCTCTTTCATTACATCGTTGATTATTCTTATTCTTGTACTATCTATCATTCCCGGAAGATGGAGAAGAAAGTCTCCCTTAGACCATCTACCATCATTTCCATCACAGTCAACTCCTTTAGAGTGCCACTGGCTTGGATACATGTGATAAAGATAAGAGTTCATTACTTTTTGTGGCACTCGTTTAACAGTGGTTGCCCACTCGCCGTGCTTTAGTAAGTCTGTTATCGCACCCTGCTCAGCCCACCCTCTCATAGAACCATCAGGAAGTTTTATACCATGATCGTAGTTTATACCATTATCATCTACATAGTCAGGAAAGCTCTCATAGACTTCTGTGAGAAACTCTACAGATTTATCCGAAGCTCTAAAGAGTATTGAGTCGGCATTTATTCCCCATAGGTCGTTTGCTACTACCATTTCGTAATTATTGTCAATGAGGTCGTCTAAAGATATATTGAAGTTAGTTATCATGGTATCGCTACCGCACCAAAAAATCCAGTCGTATTTGCCTGAAGATATCAGCTCTAGTGCCATACCAATTTTTTCATATCCATAATGAGGGATTCCATAATCTCTATTTGTATGAAATTTTTCTTGGTTATCTTTTACAATTATGTGGTCATAGCCATGCTTGTTACAATAGGCTCTTTTGTTTTGCTCTATTGTTAGCTCTGCTACCTGTTTTATATTTTCGGAATATATATTAAAAACACAGAAGTTCATTTGAGTATCCTTAGTAAGCAATCCAGTCATTACCGCCAACTCCACCAACCCCTATAGGACGGAAGTTTTCATAGCCGTATTGTTTCATAAACTCTTTTATTTGATCCAGAGATACGCCGTATCTTGCATGGTGCGCTACTTCTATCTGTAGCACAGGCTTGAATTTAGCAATCGTATTTTTAGCTCCTTCGAGAGCAAAATATTCATATCCCTCTAGATCTAGCTGTATAAAGTCACAGGCATTTAGATTCAGATCGTCTATCAAAATTGTCGGAACCGATCCTGCTTCACCTTGGGGATTCGGCTCAACATGGTCAGCTCCAGATCCCCAGTCAGATCGGCAGTCTGTATTAATCTTGACCGTTTCATGCGTACTGCCAAGACAGGCTTGAAACTTATGAACATTATCTTGTGGTAAGTTCATACAAACACAGAGGAAGCTTAAGGCATCTGGCTCAAAAGTATATACATCAGAGAAATGCTTTGCCACTTCTCTTGTCACCCACCCACAGTTAGCTCCTGCCTGAACTGCTACAGAATTACCTTTGAGTAGAGGCAATACTGGCCCTATTGGGTCTTTGTTGCTTTCGAACTGATCTCCATAACCTCTTGAGTCTTCCTCACTCCACCACATATCATCGTTTACAAAATATATACTCTTGAAGTCTGGAAAATCCTCTAAATACTTTCTACTATATGCCATTTGATAGCTCCTTTTTATAGCTAGATATTGTTCTTTCTATTCCTTTTTTAAGACCGATCTTAGGAATCCATCCTAGTTTTTTAATTTTTTCAATACTCAAGCAGCTTCTATTAACAGTATTTTTAGTTGATCTATTTTCAGACTTGCTTATTTTCACCTGCCCCGCAGGGAAGCAATCAGAAACAACTTTCGCTAGATCAGATATGCTTGTCTCTTCAATAGCTCCTATATTATAGGCTTGTCCGTATTCACCAAAAAATAATGCTGAGAAAAAACCTGTTATTGCATCTGTTATATAACAAAAAGATCTCGTAGCACTAGCTCCGGATGTAAGCGTTATAGGCTTTCTGCTTATTGCATTGTGTACAAATGTAGAACACGCCCTTTCATCGTTGCTTGCCATTAGAGGCCCGTATACATATGATGGCCTAACAATAATTGTAGGTGTTGCGAATTGATAAAAATAGCTAGCACATATGTTCTCTGCCATTCTCTTACTTTCATTGTAGCAGGCTTTAAAATCAGTAGGATCTACATAACCATAACAAGTCTCTGATATTGGAATATTTTCTTTATCCATACATCCATAGACTCCTCCGCTACTAAAATATAGCATGGTCGCATCTGGAAACTCATTAAGCAAATTTATCGTTCCTAAAACATTTGCGTTTATAGTATCGACCGGTCTTTTACTATACAGGGATGGTTTAGCAGGACTAGCAGCGTGGAATACAAAATCCACCCATTTGTTTATAGAGATTGGAGAACACACATCTTGTACTATTGAAGTGACTCCTTTCGGCGTTGTTCCATTACTTTTTGAAAGACATATAATATCTATATCTGCAGATCTTGTAGTATTAAAGAACTCTAATACTTTTACTATATGCCTACCGAGGAATCCATTTGAGCCTGTAACAAGGATTGTCTTTCCAAAAATATTCTCCCAAGGCAACGCATGTTCTGCTATAGACTGCAGATCTTCTAAAACTATTCTGTTCACTTTTGTATATATGCCTTATACTTTTCAATATTATTTATTAAATAGCTAGGATGGGTATCTGCAGAGATATCTCTCTTAGTAACTTTATAATCTGCGAATAGCCTTTCTAGGGCTTCCTCTCTATTATTGTTCTCGTACTTAGTCTTGTGTCCGTTTACCCTATCTCTGGAGTGTGCCCAGCTTTTTTGTTTTTGCAAAACTTCCAGACCTCCTGACTTGTCTAGCCAAGCAAAGTGCCAACCTCCTTGAGGTATTGCGTCATGTGTAGCCATAGACAGCCCTTGAATAGTTGTTGGAAGTATATTTTGTAATGTTCCAAACTCTGTAATAACCGCAGTAGCCTCATTCTTGACAAAAGAGATTAAACTTGTAAACGTATAGGTCTAGCAACTAAAACCCAAATATGGGCCTGCCAATACCTATAATTCCACTAGATGGAGATCTTATCTACAAACTGACTTGTATTCTACAAATCTCTACTAAAGCTCTATTAAAAGCGTCTTCACTAACTATCTCATCTGCGGAGCTTATCAGTACTAAGTCCGTAGGTTTTGCGCCGGCTTCCTTGAGGAGTTTTACTTGGTAGTTACCTTGGAATCTTTCCCTTATCCAGTCCTTTGTATTTCTACCCTCCGATGACTTATCTCTAGTAGAGAAGCCATCAAGCAATTCAGGATTGTTATTGATCTCTTCATCGAAGCTATCAAATGTCCTATACATTATTTTTGATGAGTAATCTGCAAATCTTTTCTGATCAAAATTAAAACCTTTTTTGTCGCCAGTATGGGTTTCGCCTACTTCTAATACTATAAAAGTATCTATGAAGCTTTGTTGTTGATTTAGTTTTATCTCAAATAAATCATTCTCATTGAAAAAAGACCCGCACCCAAACACTTTCCTTTTCATTTTAATCTTCCTTCTAGAAGTATAGTATATTCTGTCTGTTAAAAAGATAGTTGGCGGCTAATCTTCCTGTCTCTATGTAGCAAGTTTTTCCTAAACCTTGAGCGATTGCACATATAAGAGATTGATTTCCAACAAAAATAGGAACTGAGTTTACCAAAGTTGCTAACTCTAAAGAGTTCTCTGTCTTTAAAAAATCAATGTTTGCGTTGAAGTCAGAACAAAACGAGTCATACTCTTCATCTATTCCACAGAATACAAGTTCGCTTGGTTTATAATATTTAAGAAAATCATAGTAAAAGGTATTATTACCTCTATATCTGTGTGTCCTGTTTATAAGAACTTTTTTAGACTTAATATATGAGTCATCCACTGTGTCTAGAGAAAGCCAAGGTTTGTTTACGCCATAGTCATCAAAACTTATATCAAACTTAGATGCGTGGTAACTAACAAGATTGTAGCCAGCCTCTACTCTAATATTTTCTGGATGTATTCCATAATCAATATCAAATTCTTGATTGTCATACGGTAATATCTCTACATAATTTTGACTCTGAAGTAAAGGCAAGATGAAATCAGCAGAGTTCCAATTAAATTTTACTGTCCCTTCGCCCCCATCCACATACCACCCTCTCTGTACCAAGAATCTTACAGAACAGTAGCGAATAGACTAGATCGCCCATGTCGAGATTCATGTAAAAAGATCTTATTGCCTTCATTAAGCTTTAGTGGAGGTGGCGGGAGTTGAACCCGCGTCCTGACTAGCCTCTGCAATAATCCCTACATGTTTAGTCTGTTGTAGTCGCACAGCAGACAAAGCTATCCGATTATCGGAGTCAGGTAAATTATTACCATCATGCACGATGACTCAAGTGTACAGCCTCTATCAGATTTATCTGCGTCATCACTATTTGGTTTACAGGGCTGTGATACCCCTGCCGCACTAAGCGGCTAGTGAGAAATTCTTTTCTGCACTTAAAAGTATGAACGATTTTTATAGTAGCCATTCGTTCAACTACTACATGCAACTATTGTTTCAACTAACAGTCGAATCCTCTTCACCCCCCTCTGTTAAAAGCTCTATCACTGAAGACGATACTTCATTATGGTCTATTGTATTTATGATTGGATTTTGTTCAAAGTAGTTAAAGGAAGGTCTGTGCTCACTCCAGTCAGGCTCGTGAAGTCTAATGTCTTCCTTTTTAGACCAAAAAGGGTAACTATGAGAAGAGTAAACTGAGTATACACATACTATCTTTTTACCCAAGGCCGAAGCAATGTGCACCGGCAAGCTGTCGTAGCCTAAGTGCAACGAAGCATTATCAATAAGATATGTTAATTGCCTTGTGTTTAGGGAGTGAAAATACTCAATATTTATACCCTCAAAATCTTGCTGAGGTTCATCGGTACCTATTCTTACTATCTCATATCCTAGATCCGAAACTTTTTCTAATACTTTTTCCCAATAGATATATGACCTTGTATTTCCTTTTGCACAATCGGGATGAAAGGTTATGTATTTACCTGAAGGAAGATCAATCTCTTCCTGAGGGATATATGGCTTATCTATTTTTAGCCCGCAGCTAAGAGCATAGCACTCGACGATATGCATTATTGTTCGTACCTTATATTGTATGCTATATTACTATTGCCATTATGGATGTACATAGGTGACCTTTGTGTAAAAAAGTATGGCGTTAGAGATATATCAAAGATCTTCTCCGTATACGCCGCACCTTCCATCCAAGTAAAGTTATCTATCACCTCATGGTAAGGTACTAACTTATGTATGTATGGGTTTCCTTCTAATAGATCAAAGAACTTCGGCTTGCACGAAAAATATATATTGTATTCTGGATACTGTTCCTTAATGCTGCGGAGCAATGAAGTTGCTAATAGTATATCCCCCGCAGACTCAGGCATTGCAAAAAGCAACCTTCTACCCTCATCATCATCGGACAGCATAGAAGCGATACTTACGCAGCCTGCTAAAAACTTTCTTGCCCTGTCTCTTTGGTCATATGATTTGTTATTGGAAATCCATTCTGACTGGATATTATTTATTTTCTTTTTCGTATCCACTTAGTATCCTGTCTATAGTATTACTGCTACTACTCTTATTTTTTTCTATATACATGACATTAGTAATCTCTTCTTCGGCGCTTAGAAGACCCCTGTATTCGTCTCCCTGAAAATATGCGTCCGGAACTATCTTCTCTACTATGTGTAAAGCATTTTCAAAGTCAAAAGAAAAGACAAAGTCAACATCCTTATTGGAAGCAACTACTTTCATTCTCTCATATAAGCAGTTTATAGGTCTGTCTTTTCCCTTCCTTCTCTTAATTATACTATCAGTATTTAAACCTACTAACAGGATATCACAATTTTCTCGCGAGAACTCAAGCAAGTCACAGTGTCCTCCATGAAATATATCGAAGCAACCGTTTGTTAGACCGACTCTTGTAGAGCTACTAGCCGATAGAGCAACAGCCTCGTCCAAAGTTATCAACTTCTCTTCTATTGACGACACTTATGTTCTCCTTTGAAACTGCTATTGCTGAGCAAGTGTTTGCAAAGCTTATAGCATCTTCTATATCTTTAGTTTCCATGAATCTCGTTGCAAGTCCTGATAGAAATGTATCGCCAGCACCGCTGACTTGAGAAACTTTTACCTTGTGTCCGTTGAATGTCTTTTTGTTGCTTCCAGAGTATAGAGTCGCTCCCTCTGCTCCAGATGTGACTATTAGGTCATTACAAGCATCTAAGAGTCTTTCGATTGTCCCGTGGCTTGCCAAATTTGCAAACAGCTCTTCTGAGTTTATCTTTATAAAATCAAACCCGTTAGCCCATCTACTGGATATTATCTTCTTTGTATCAATAAACTTAGGGCAATCAAAAAGTTTAACTAAATATTCTAGATCCTCATGGTTCATGAATCCTTTGTCGTAGTCTGAGACAATAACAGCATCTGCCTTCAAGTGAGGAATTAGACTGCTCATATCTATTCTAGGAGTAGAGTCGTTTTCATCAACTCTATAAGTCATGACATTATGCCTTGAGTCTATGAATCTTCTCTTTATAATAGGCTCTTTGTTGGTGACAACAGAAACATTAGAGCTTGTAGAGATAGACCTTATATTTGCAGCAACATTAGAACACATTCCTTGATACGATATTTTTTTGCCGCTACTTAAGAAGATAGGAGATGGGGACTCTTGAGATATCCTATCTATTATTCCATAGACGAATTCATCGGTGCATGTCTCTCCTATAACAAGTATGTCTTTCATAATCCTACGCCTATCCTTTACTGCGTTTTCTGTGTTTGGGTCTAAGAATTTCATCAACTATTTTTTATTAGGAGACCCTGACCTTCTAGACAATAGACAACATGTGTATCGTTAGCGTTACAGAATTCCTCTGTCGCAGATAATGCTCCTCTACAATCCTTATCCCCATAGTCATCTAAGACTATCATTCCGCCTACAGACATGCGAGGCCAAATGAACTCTAAACAACTCTTTATTGAGGCATATTGATCTACATCTAAATGTGCGAAGGCTATTTCTTCACTGTCAAACGATTCAAATGTCTCTGGAATAGTCCCTTCTACTAAATTGATTCTTTCATAAACATCTGGGTAGTTATACTTAAACATTGACTTCAATTTTGAAACAGAAGAAGTTGCATACTTTCCTAAAGGATGATAGTCGTTATTCTCTGGCTCTGAAACTGGCATACCTTGAAAAGTATCAAACAAATTAAGAGTCTTATTAGTATCTGATAATACTCCAGCCAGAACCGAGGCGCTTCCTCCTTCATAAACTCCACACTCCCAGAAAGAGCCTTCAATGCTAAGGCATGTCTTTGCACATTTAATAAGATTGTATAGCTTAGAATGGGTCAGCAGAGTAGAGCCGGTTCCTTTATCATTTTCCGTAGCCCATCTCGTAAGAGCAGTCAACTCGGAAAACTCTGGGTAGTACATCCACGGGTGAAAGTATCTGCCTTTTCCAAAGTCTTTGTAGAACTTACTAATAAAAATGTTTGATATTATCTGTGCGTGATTTACGTTACCCATACTTATTCAAATTCCTCTCAACACATTGACAGTATGTTACCTGTTTCTGTTGTTTAGGAGGGGTTATTGTTATTAGCCCTCTTCCATAGCATATCTTACACTTCTTGTTAGCATACAGATCAGCCACGTCCTGATATATTTGTTTAGTACCCTTTATAGGTTGCCTTTTATTCAAGTCAGTTTCCTTTCTCAATCCTTATCGAATCCTCATCAAAGTGTTGAGTAGAAAACTCAAACATCTCAACATCCGTCAATCCCGTCATTTGATGTCTCATACCTACCGGTACATGAAAGGTGTCTCCGGCTTTAAGAACTTTGACGGTAGTGTTTAGGCTTGACTTTTCGTCACCCCATCCGAATCTAACCTCTAGCTCTCCTTTGTGAACATAGAAGGTTTCGTCTTTTAGCTTATGATAATGCCAACTGCACCTCTTACCTTTTTTAAAGAAGAGTAGTTTACCGCAGTATTCTTTTTTGTTTACAATCCAATCCTCATATCCCCATCCTTTAGGGACATATACTCTTTCCTCTGTCATTTAATATCCTATACCCTATAAGTTAGCTCATAATCATAAGTGAATGTTGTTAACGTACCGCCCGGCTCTTGAGAACCGCTAACCCCCGCAGCCATGAGATTGAAAGTTACAGGAGTGGGAGCTAATCCTGTAGTTGCACCAGCGCCCGTCACATGTTCTACACTTGTATTTGTTATTGTAAATGTGAACCCGCCTGTCGGCACAGTAGTTCCTAGATAAGGACTTGTGTAAGACCAAGAAGATTCTCCCTTTAATGTTACGCCGCCTGTTTTGTATGCAAACGGTTCTTGAAACGCAGAGCTTTGACCGTTTGATGTGCCAGCGGACAGTTGCATTTCAGATGCNGTTCCTGTGGTATTGTTAGATATAGCCAAGCTTTTTATATTACTGAAGGGTATAATATACTTACCATCGACAGCGGGCTGTTCTGATCTACTAAAGTTTATTGTGTATGTACTCCCTGTTACTAAAGGGATGTTCTGAAGGTCTAGCACTGCATTTATTTGCTGAAATCCGGTGCCAGATGTGAAGCTTACCGATTGGCCTAAAGTGCCCTGCCTATTGACAATAGCATTTGCATCGGTTCCTAGCTGCTGAAACGAAAAGTCATGTTTCGTTGTTGCAGTTGTATTTAAACTAGACATTTATTATTATCTCCATTTGTGCGGTTTTCTTACTATATTATACCCCTAAAGTCTCTTTCTCGTCCTTAACTTTACAATCCTGTGCGGCTCTTTTGTAATACCAGTATACTCGCAGAAGTTTCTCTCTCCCATGTACACAAATTCCACACCGCAGTTTTTCCTGCCTAGGGCCTTACATAGAAGTCCCTTGCGATCAATACTGATAACTTCATACTTGCCCTTGCATCCCATATATATCTTATCACCAACGCTGGCCTCATCTGTCTGTCTTTTGCATGTAAAATATGGGCCGGTTCCCTGAATTACCCTTAACCAATCTCCTTTTTTAAGACCTTCCCAGTCCTTAACCTCATTTTTTATGGGAGTATTTTTAGAAATAAATGGTTTTTCACAAGTATTACATCTGCTGCTTCTGGCGGCATTGACAGCACCACAGTGCTTACAAAGCTTTTGTCCTCTTTTTAATTTCATATATCCCAAATCTCCTGTGTCCTAATAAAAAAGCAAACCCATACAAAAGATTATACCATATCAATTCGTTAGTTGCAAGTCTAAAATCCAAAAATTTTTTCTAAATTATCAAAAAAGAAGTTAAGTTCTACTTCAAATTCTATTTCACCATTGACATCTACAAATACTTCAACCAGATCAGGCTTCTCTATGGACAACCTCTGAAGATTTAAAAATAGCTCTCCATCATACTTATCTTTCATAAGGCCATCTCTTAGCTAAGACAGTGTTAACCCCATCTATTACAACAAGCCATCTACCATATTTACCTGTCTTTCCTGTTGTTATATTAAAATATCCGCTTGCATCTGATTGTTGTTTTATTAAGTCCTCAAGTATATTAGTCGCTTCCTTGAAGTTTTCCTGCCCTCTTTCAGGAGTATTAACACCTGTTAATCTACACCTTATTCTAGCAGTTAAATAAAAGCCTAAGTCAACATCGAGATCGGCGGTGTCACCATCGACACATCTTATTAGTTTTGCTCTGTAGGAGTATTGCATTTTTCTATCTCTGATTTTAGCTCTTTAAGCATTGGTCTAACAACTGCTTTCACTTCGCCCTCAAACTCATTGGACATTGCCTGAAGGAACATCTCAATCTTCATGGCATTGTCGCTACTTAACATAGCGTTATATTGCATATGTCGATTTAATGAATTAACTACTTTATTTAATTTATAATTGCTATATCCTAAGCATCCTATTCCTACTGCTAGTGCAGACAAGCAGAGTATGTTTAGCTTATTCATTTTTTCCAACCATTTCGGATTAGTCTTAAAGAATTGTCTCCAAGAAATTTTCGTATAGTATGGTCATCCCATCCAACCGCTTTAAGGTGAGATGTGATTCTGGGTAACTGACCCATGTGTATGATCTCATCTGGAGGATCAGTGAAGCCATCAAAGTCTGTCCCTATAGCTGGCACATCTGATCCCGCTACATTTATAATATGGTCTATTGTCTGTTCTATATATTTTAATCCAAGCTGACTGTCTACAGGAGAAATCCAATAGTTCATAAAGATTATACCAGCAACTCCTCCATGATCAGCAAGCCACTTAAGTTCCCAGTCTTGTAAGTTATAGCTTAATCTATTTACCTCAAAGGCTCCAACATGACTGGCAAAAATACACTCTTCAGCATGGTGATGATCTGCTATCTCATAGATTCTTCGCCTAGCTTTGAGTGTACAGTGTGATATATCTAATAGCATCCCTAGCTCAAACATCTTTTCAACAACGGCTTCTCCAATATCTGTCAAGCCTTTGTCTTCATCCCATTTCGAGAGAAGGCTTTCCCAGTTTCCATGACTTAGGGCGTATTCAGGCCACGGAAATACTGGAGGTGCGCAGTCGTTCTCATAGAAGTGAGCTAGGGTTAGATATGCAACGCCCTTATTATAAAAATGCTCTAGGTTAGTTAGTGCTGTATTTAATTTTTCTTCATGACTAATGTCAACATCGTGTGGTTTTGGTTGTGCTGAGTTGGCTTGCAACGAGTGTGCGCCTTCAACTGAGTGAATCAATGCCAAGCTACCATCCTCAAGCGCCTTATCTAAATCAGAAACAGACTTGCAGACAGCAATTTTTCTTCTATTTGCCAGTGGATCTCCAAATATATTTACACCCACCTTTGGTGCTTTATTCCACTCAGACGCTTGGTCTTCCATCTCATCTAGTACATTCATCGTTGCGTCAAAATAGGATGCTTCATAAATCTCTTTTCGGACATTAGGAGCTAACTTAATTAGCCACTTCGCAAGAGACATGTCTTCATACCATCCACCTTCAGGAATGAAGGCTGTTGATAGCATAACATCAAGACCGCCCTCAATAAGTCTTGGAAACGTTGTTCTGTTTGACAAAGGCCAAAACTTCCTTTTGAAAAGTCCCATAAGAAACTTCTCTTTAGCTGAACCCATGTTACGGTGGAAGATTGATGCCTTGATAGCGGAGTGGCAATGTAAGTCTACTACAGTTGAGTTTGAATGGAGTTCTTGTGGGGTCATGATTGTTACTGCCTTGTTAGTATTCTACCTTTTGAGGTTTTAGCTACATATCCCTGCCTAATAAGGAACGGTTCTATCTTTTGCTCTATTGTTTGCCTATCAATATTTAATGCGCTACACAATGTATTTACACCGACCGCCGACCCTTTCGGTAGCTTTTCAAGTACGGCTAGGTAGTCTCTGTCTACGGGATTTAGCCCATTCTCGTCAATCCCCTGCATTTCTAGTGCTTGCGTGACCTCTTGCTTTTGTAAACCATTTATATTGTAAGCTATTTTATAGTCTCTTACCCACTCAAGAAAATTATTAGCTATTCTGGGGGTTCCTCTACTAGCTTTAGCTATTATTCTTATTGCTTCTTCTGACATATTAACATCAAGTTTCTTGCAGTTTAGAGAGAGAAGCTCTGAGAGATCGTCTACACTGTATGGCCGCATAAAATGCTTGAGCTTAAACCTATCTAAGAATGGCTGTACTAAGTCCCCCATTTCAGTTGTAGCTCCAACAAGGGTAAACTTAGGGAGATCAATGCTCACGGTCTCACCTTGACTATTCTTTGTAGCTGGAACAACAATGTCCAATCTAAAGTCCTCGATAACCGTAAGCATATACTCCTGTACCTTGCGGTTCATTCGATGAATCTCATCAATAAAGAGGATAGAGCCTCTCTCCATTTTCATTAGATAAGGAAGAATATCTTTGTTGTTAGATATAGCAGACCCGTTAGCAATCTCTATCTTGACTCCAAGCTCATTAGCCAATGCTCTTGCGAGGGTTGTCTTCCCTAGTCCAGCACCTCCGTAGAAGAGACAGTGCTGAAGGACTGCGCTTCTTGACCTTGTTGAAGCTATCGAAACTTTAAGGTTAGTTATTATCGACTCTTGCCCAATCAGGCTATCAAGTCTGTCCGGTCGCAGGGGATTCGACATCTTTTAATGCTCCTTTTATTAGATCCGCCACCGATATACCTTCATTATAGTTATTAACTACAAGAGTAGTGGCTTCGTTATTCTTGAAACCCATAGCGGTTAAAGCCATCTTAGCTGACTTAATTACGGGATCATTCTTCTTAGCTGTTTTTTGTTTTTTATTAAATTTAAAAAGAGGAGGGATAGTTAGTCTCTGCATACACTCAGGGCAATCAAGGTTCATAGGTTTATTTTGCGGAACCTTCTTGTTGCTAAGTCTAAAATGTAAAAAGCAGTTAGGGCATTTATAATTTACATCGAGTTCAACTCTTGCTATAATTGCTTTCATAACTATCCTCATCTCTAAAAATGTATCGACTTACTTACGGTAAGACAAAAGTAGGGCGTGCAGGAATCGAACCCACATTAGAGGCTTAGAAGGCCACTGTTCTATCCGTTGAACTAACGCCCCAAAATATTATACTACTTTAATCTAGTGTTCCATTTGGCTCTAGCTTTGACCCAATCATCAGCAGAACCACTAGCACCGCCACAGTCATCGCACTCATACCAATAAAGACCTATACTCTCCATAGCCTCTGCCTGCGGATGACCCCCGCAGAATGGACATGGTAACATTGTATCCTCTGTAAATTCAACAACATTTATGTCATGCTTGCCACACTTAATGCACCATATAGGCTTATTGTCTGTGTTAACAATTCGGTTGCAGCATCCAATTAAATATTTCAACTACTTAACCTTCTTCCTCTTCAGAGAATAGCTCATGACAATACTCTTCAAATGCTATCTCTGCTTCCTCTTTTGTATCGTAATAGCCCAAAGGCATTGCTACTTCATCCCAGACGACATAGCACTCCTTACCGACTAGCCATTGTATATGAACATCACTCTTCATCTTCTTCAACCCTCATGCCATCTCCATCGACAGTAATCCAGCCACAACCTTCACACAGACAGAAGTATCTTTCTTTCTTACGAACTGATCCAGCAAAATCATTTTTGATTGCATTTTCTTCGCCAAACATTTCTGCTGTACATTGATAACAAAAGTTAGCCATCTTTTCTTAAGTCCTTTACAAGAGAATAATAGTCTAACTGATTTTGGTCAGGAGTGATCCTAAGTACTTCCCAATCTGGATACTCACTTTCCGCTTTTTGCTGGGCATCTTTGATGTCAGTCCCCTCAACATATTTTACCTTGTTTATCCCTCTCTTGCTAACTAAATTAACTACATATTTCATTTAATGATCCTTACAAAAAAAGCTATAAATAAGAAAGCTAATCACAAGCCCAAGAACATATGAGTCTGTCACCTGATCTATCAAATGCTTATGCTCAAACAGAAAGACCATTCGTTCTGAACTAGTCATGGCTATGCTCATAGTAATCGTCTTTTAGCTGATCTAAATTTCTGCTTAGACATTTCATAGCTTTGTTAATATTGTAACCTAAGTACAATGCCCAAGCCGCCGATGTCCCTGTTATCGTCCATAAAATAATTGCTATCGTGTCCATTCGTTAGTTCCTTATAAAAAGTTTAGTAAGTAGACTTGGTAGGACTCGAACCTACGACAAAGGGATTATGAGTCCCCTGCTCTAACCAACTGAGCTACAAGTCCATAGCGACCTCGACGGGACTCGAACCCGCAACCACCGGATCGACAGTCCGGTACTCTAACCTATTGAGCTACAAGGCCAGTACCCCGTAGGAGAATTGAACTCCTGTCTTCGGCGTGAAAAGCCGATGTCCTAGTCCACTAGACGAACGGGGCAAAAGTGGAGTGAGATGATAAGGATGTTGCACAATTTCAATCTTTACGATTTTGAAATTTCATCCCACTCCAACTAGGAGATATTAATTATTCATCCATCTATCTTTGAAGGCATCTAAGTCTGAGGTGTCCACCTGAAAAGTCAAACCGGCAGAGCTTGTTACTTCAGAAGATTCCTCTTCATCCATATAGTCTTCAAGTTCCCAGTCCTCATCGACCTCATCATAGACATCGTAGTCTTCTTCCCACTCAAGACCGTCATCTGTAGCCAGATTGTACTCCATTTCGCCCTCATAGAGCTTAACAACCTCGTAGCAGGTAGTTCGTAGCTTCTGACACTCACAGTCCAGAGGGACGCTTACAACGTCTTCTGGGTTGATCTTGACAATGATACAGCGGTCAGTACGATCATCATCTTCACAGAAGTTGCCATAACTCTGAACATAGTCCAGCGTGCCAGCATGAAGTCCTGAGCTACAACCGTTGTTTCGGTCATCATCAACTCCGAATCGAGTCATTGTTGGCTTC